TTAAGCCATTTCAAAGGACACCCACATTACACTATACCTTTGGGCTACGTTTGTATATGCTACTAGATTATTATCACCATCAAAAAATATATCTATTAACCTATTTAAAGACGTCTCTTGTGATATAACAGTGAATAGAGTATATGGTGTTTGAGGTAAACTACCAGACACTAACTTATCCACTGAAACCATATTTGATCCAACAACTAGATTAATGGAAAAGAATCCACACGTAGATAATTTATACTTACCCAACTTGCCAGTTAATATAAAAAGAGTGGCGAACACCCCTTCTTGTTCGCCACTCTTTTCCCATGATAAACCATGAGAAGGATTCAATGGGTAATTTTAGAGTATCATACCTTCTGCTGATCCGTCAATTATAGAATGCCGCCTGGATACTGTCGTATCCTACTTTTCCATCTTTTACCAGGTTCAGCTTGTCCTGCACTGCAATGGTCTCTTTCCTTGCGTCTTTTCCATACTTACCATCTACGTTCTGGTCATGTCCTAAGATCTCATTGCAACGTGTCTGCCACCACTTAACTACCGCTCCCCTGGAGCCAACCTTGTAGCTCAGCCCGAATCTCTTCGCCTGCAGGCAGATCTGCTGTTTTACATACCGAGTATTCTTGCCATCTTTGCCATCTTCAGCCAGCTTTCTTCCCTGCTCATCCCGATAACCGTCTGCATTTGCAGCTTTCTGGAAGTTCTGAATATTAATATTACAGGTTTCTTCTCTTTGCGCCGGTACTGATACCATTTCAAAGTCCGTATAAAAGATATTGATATCACACTTGCCACTTATTCCAGGGACAGATCCTGATGATGTATACTGCCAAATATCCGCAAGGTCAATCTCCGCCGCTGACAGACTGGACGTATAGCGTGCATACCATACGTATACCTTTCCCAGTGCTTTTACGATCCGGTTCATGTCAAAATATTTATTAAGGTAATCTTTGTTGGTATAGATCACCGGGAGATAACCGGCTGCTTTGACCTTTTGCAAAAATGCAATTGCCATATCTGTAGCCAGCTGTTTTGTGACATTCACGCCTCTCTTACGCGCATAATTTACAGAGTCGTACTCAAAATCAAATGCAATAGGGCATTTGCTCCAGTACTTTTTAGCCTGAGTGATACAAAACTCTGCCTCTGCCACTGCCATTGCTGCGGTGTAGGCATATGAAAACCAGTAGAGCAGCACCTGCACAGCCAGATTAAAGCAGGCCAATGCATTGCTCACATACTTCTCGTCGACGTTATTTTTTCCGTAACCAGCCCGAATACCTATAGGCTTATATCCGGCATCACGCACTTTTTTGATATTAACATTTCCATTGTGTTTGGAAATATCCGGTCCTTTTGATAATGCCTTTTTCATTCTTCTTCCTCCTCTGATCCATTCAGCTTGCCGTCATCCAGCAGATCCTTCACTGCCTGGAACCACTTTTCTATAACGCTTTCTAAGAACTCATCAGTGACAAAATACTGCAGCCATGAAGGCAACAGTTTTCTTGCCTGACTTACTACATACTTCATCTTCTGCTTTCCGGAACCCGACTCTTTAAATGCATGTTCTGCCTTCAGAAACAGGTGATACACATCCACTCTGATCTCATCAATCGTCTTATCGCGGATGTATACCCATAAAAATGTTCCTACTACCAGTGCCGTCAGCACTGCCAAAATAATTACCATGATTGTACTTGTGCTCATTCTTTTACCTCTCTTTCCAAATCTTCAATTCTGTGATTTGCTACTTTAATTTGTTCCTGCATAACTGCCTGCGCTTCTTCTAGCTTGAATGTGCGTTCTATGACTGTGTTATGCTTATCCACCTTTTTTTCGAGCTGCTCCAACCGATATGTAGTCAATTTTGTATTGACCAGAATTCCGCAGAAGGCGCCTGCCGCACTTCCCGCGCAGCCGATCAGTGCCACAATGATTTCTGTTGCCATCTCAGTCTCCTTAATATAATGAGCCGGTCACCTCCTGAAGGAAGTAATCGGCTCTTGGCTCTTGGTTACTATGTTTTATTGTTTAAGGACCGTCTCTCACTCTCATAAGCAGCCTCCTACTCTGCGGTTGCGGTCAGATCTGCCAGTTGTGTCTCCAATGTATTGATCTGATCCCGGAGAGCCTGTCTCTCTGCATGGACAGCCTCCATATCATACTCGGTCTGCTCACCGAGGAGAGTATACTCATAGGTCTTGATAACCTTATAGTCACTGGCGGCGATTCTGGCCTTGAGGTCATCGATCTGCGCAGTCAGCTGACTGATCTGCTGCTGTCTGCCCAACTCCGTAAGCTCCTCTTCTGTGGGCTCAGGTTGCACCGGTGCAATCGGCTCGGTGTAGACGGATCCGTCATCGGACAACTCATACCAGCCGTCGCCCTCCCGGAATAAAGTAGTGTATGCCTCATACTCGCCGTTGTCCAGCGGGTATTTGCATCCCTCATCCAGATAGAGCCGGAAGCCGTCAGTATTTATTGTGAGGCCGTCTCCGGTGATGCGGATCACATGAGGGCTCTCCTCTGATACGATGACCTTTGATACGGTCTTTTTATTTTTAAACTTTATGTAACCCATGAGGGCTCCTTTCTGGTGCTCTTACGGCTGCACCCGCCGTCTGATCTACTACACTAAATGGCAAGTTAAATTGGTTTGATATAAAAAATGTATATGGCGAATATACAGCAGTTGGCTCTAATAACAGTGCAGAAATTTGTAGGTTATCATTGACACCTGGCACGTGGCTTTTATTAGGATATATAGATAACAGTATGAGTAAAGACACTATTTATAATAACTCTATATTTAGAGAGTCTCTAAGTCATCATTGCCAAACTGTACGTAGTACTTTAATTGGTGGCGGTGGAAGTGTTAATTCCTATGCAATTACCGTACAAACCAATATGGATATGCTATTGGGCACTTATGATAATTCTGATATTAAAGGCAATATATTTAGAGGGACACTTTTAGCAATAAGATTATTAAAATTATAATATTAATAGTACCATATGCGAAGTTTAATAGTTTTTGCTATATCCTCTATATTATAAGTAATATGCCGCTTACAGTACATTTCAAAATTACTGTGCTTGGTATAGAACTCCGACATATGCATTGGCTGGTATCCTACCTGTGGCAGATGAATTAGAGTATCTTCCCTGTATATAAACATATCCAGTATTTATTCCTGTTCCGACTTCAATGCCGTTCACGTGGGTATATTGTGCGTCATCTCTATTATAAAGTGCCCATGAGCAGACAACTATAGGTATATATCCTGTTTTTGTAACATTAAATGTGATCGTAAAATTGCTACTTTTGTTTAATATTACATCCGAACCGAGTTCGACTTTTTCTGTCACAAACTTATTTAACTTGCCATTTAACTCAGTATATGCATCTGCTACCGCCTTGGCATCCGGCACGTAGCCGGTCACCTTGGTAGCCAGCAGATCCTCCTTTGTGGTGATCATCTGAGCAAATGCCGGTGCTGTCAAATCGGTAAAAAATTTCTTTATTTTGCCAAAAACTGTAGATACCTTTTCCCCGCTGACAATATTTTCCCGGGTCTCTGAATCCGTAAATGCAATCTCTGAATCTGCCACATCCACTGTCTCTCCATCATAACCTTTGGCAAGATAGATCCAGTTGATTTTGTCGTTCCTGGGCGCTCCGTCCGGTGCATCTTTAATTGCCAAATATGTACTGCCATTGTGATATACCGCATCCAAACGCTCATATACGGTATTGGGGTTGTAATCTCCTTTGTAAGATATTCCGATTTTTCCGAGAGCCTTGTATCCCTCCGGTGCTGCCATAGTTCATTCCTCCTTATGCTACTTTCCAATACAAAACATTATCATCAACTACAAAATCCACACCCACGCCATCCTTCATATAAAGATTCATTATGGCTTCATCCAAGTAAAACTTGGGTTCCGTGATACTGGCATATGATTCTGCACGGTCTGCATCTATCTTGGCCTGTGCTGCAGATGTCGCTGCCGCGGTTGCCTGCTGTGTTGCTGTTTCTGCCTGCACTGTGATGTCTGCAAGATAGTTCGGCTGCAGTTTATCTGCAGTAATGCTGCCGTTCTTGATGTCCGCCTTTACTTTTCCATCATCTCCAATGGACCAGTAAACGGTATCCGAATCGAGAAATTCAAACTGCGTAATAAGTGCAGACAGATCTATGTACTGCTCCGTCCCATCCTTTAAGTAGATGATAAGCCGCTCGGTAACCGGATCGTAACTGAAGTTAATGGCAATCTGTGCCATTAAAGTGTGTAATACACTGGTTGATCCGGAATAATATGTAATCGTAATATCACCTGTATCCTGGTTCAATTCAATACTCTTTACCAAACCATTGGCTTCCGTGATTGATAACTTGGTCAAGTCCAGCGTTATCACACGGTTATCAATCTCACTCACACCCTGACTTAACTTATTCAAATTCGTTTCATTCAACGGAGTGTTAATAGATGGAGTGTTTTCCCAAACAGTAGGATTATACGCTTTCTGCATCCTGCTTCACCTCCTGCTCCTCAGCGTCCCTGGCTTCAATTTCTGCCAGTAACGCATCTCTAGTTCTTTGCTCTTGTCGTGTCAGAACCTCCTGTAATGCAAGTCGCTTGACTTCCTCCGGCAGGCTGGATTCATCCACAAATTTCGTAATGGCCTGACTAAATTCCCTGATTTCTAAATTGCTCATTCTTAATCCTCCGGTCCCAAATAAGTAATAACAGTCCCACTAATGTTTTTTGTTCTCCACGCAACTACTGTACCTTTATAATTCATGTACCCGTTGACACCCATTGCTCGCACACTGACCAGATCCACGCTGGACAGCTTATTTACGATAGTCGCAGCGCTGATTCTGTCCGCTTTAATTACACCGGAGGATGTCCAGTTGGCTACTTCCATGTAATTAGCCTTTACGGTTCCGGCACTGATATAGTTGGCTTCTACCGTTCCCAAACGGGCGCTTACACCATTCAGATCAGAGACTGTCACATGATCCGCTTCCAGGCTCCCCACACGACTGCTCACCGCATTGAGAGAGTCTACTGTAGCCTTGGTAGCAATCAGGTTATTTAACTCCAGTTTGGTCACATTCAACGTCTCTATGGTGGCATATTTGCTGACCAGTTCATCCGCATTTACCACACCGACCAGGTCTATCCGTTCTGCCTTGATCTTGATGCTTTCCGCAGTCTGATTGATCTCTGAAACGATATTGTCCTTGGATACCTTGGTAAGGATCTGCTGTGCATTGATGCTGATCTGCGTGGACAGATTCTGGTTGATATCTTTCATTTCCAGACGAGTTTCATCCACCGTCCTGGTAAGCACATTTGTTTTTCCCTTTAACTGGATAATCTGCTTCTGCAGTCCATTAACCTGTCCGGTCCTGTACTCCTCACCCTCCGCTGTATAACTGTCCCGGAGTGCCTGGATGCCTTTCAGGGTTCGCTGCAGGATGTAAGTGTACACATCTTCACGGGTCGTATGTAACAAAATGCCATCCCCCACCTCCAGGCAGGGATTGCCGCGGGCTTCCACCTGTGCCGGACGGTACCATACGACACCGATCACGCTGAGGACATTGTCTGCGATAGTCTGCAGTTCTGCCGCAGACTTGCCATACACCAAAAAGTTATCCTCTATGATGTAACAGTTATTACCGGTACCGGAGATAGCACCGATGTCGTTCTCTTCCTGCCGGATCTGCAGCTTATCAATATGCTGGCAAATAAAGTCTTCATACTGGCAGGAGATATAATTGCTCCGGGATACCTCCGTGGTGCCCATCGGATCCGCGGGATAAAGATCATCGGATGGATACAGATCATCAGCAGGATATACTCCCTCTATCATCTGCTCCAGCACCACATACCGCAGCTTACCATTTCGACCAATGTGTCCAAAGCAGCCGTTGATTTCGCAGATGGCTTCGATTACCGTTTTCCCCGGGAGTTCTCCCGGATCGATAGTTTTTTCTACCACCATATCATCGTTAATTAGTGTGATCTCTTCCTGTTCCACTCCGGCATAATTGCAAAAACTATCCCGGAACTGCCGAAGAGTTATCGGAAATGTCAGGCTGTTATACCACGCAGCCACATCTGTATTCAGGATGTCGTACATAGCATCGTATGCTACGATATCCCGATATCTTCTATCTGCCGTAGGTACATCAGAATCCACTTTATAAACTCCCATCATAAAAGGAGCCTCATCGGCTCCTTCCAATGTTACTGATACTGATATCTTTTTCCCTGCAAGAGGTACTACCCGTTCCCTGACCCTCAATTTGAAAGTACTCGCCTCACATCTGCCAAAACTTATTTCACTCTCTGAGCATAGTCTCTCTGTGAGTTCTGCGCTTTCACCTTTCCAGTCCTCCTCATTCAGCACACTTCCATCACTACATTCAATCTGCATTTTTTTTGAGACAGATGTGTCATTATAAATATCTTTATATTTGTAATCTACCATGTCTCCTCCTTAATACTCTATAAATGCAACACGCAGAGGTTTATACTCAAGCTCCATGCCGTTCCACGACTTCGTTTCTACTGTATAATTCGGCACATACATTTCTCCCGTCTTATATTCTCCGGTGTTCACATCAAAGTATGTGACTAATGCTTTCCTTTCCTTCACATTTATGTATGCAGTTTCCAGAACCTGCAGAAAATCTGTCATTTCTGCAGACTCCATAGGAATTGTATTGAACTCTATTTTGGTTGTATAATGGTCTGCGACCTCACGGTATAACTTATTCAATCCATTTCTGTCAGAATCCAAGTCTGCTCTCTGTTCCGGGCTTACCTTATAATTTTCGATATCCACATATTTCGAAATATCTGTATCTCCTACTTTTAACAGCCACCCTTGAAATGCCATCCTGCTGCCTCCTTATACATCCAGCAACAGGTAATTTCCAGTTGCTTTAAAGTACTCCCTGTTTATCTTTTTCAATAATTCCGCAAATTTCACGCCATTGATTTCTATCGTATTTCCAGAAGCTATAATTCTGATGATGGTCTCCAAAAGTGTAATGATCTTATCCAGCTTTTCCACGGAAATGGTTCCTCCAGATCCTGCCGCAGCCTGTGCTGCGCTCAGTGCCATTTTCTGTAACTTATCTTCCGGTGATACAATTTCTCCCTGATGCCTGTTATCACCGATCATGGCAAGCTGTGGCGTATTAGCCTTGACATATCCACCATTCCATAATTTAGGTATCTGCGGTGGATTACTCGGCATTTCGAAGCCCCAGTCTTTTCCCACCAGATCTCCTGCCTTCTTTGCTACGCTTCCGATTCCATTTACCACATTGCGTAGTGTAGAATATATCAATGAAATCATTGCATTCACACCATCAATGATCAGATTACATACTCCCTTGATAGATCCCCATATTGCTTGCCAGATTCCATCCGTAATTTTCTGTAAGCCTTCCCATGCCTTTTTCCAGTTTCCAGTAAACACTCCGGTGAGGAAGTCCAACAATCCTCCCAGTATTTTCATGGCTCCAGATATAATGTCTGACACGGTTGCGAATACGGTACTCATGATGTTTATCACAATGTCTGCCACCTGCTTGATTGTCGGTGCCAGATACCCGATAATTGGTTTGATTACGGTACTCCACGCGGTTGCAAGGAAATCGCCTACTGAGCTGATCAGATCAAGAATGTTATCCCATAGTGGTCTTAGATTTTCTTCCCATAATTCCTGTAACGCTTCCTTGGCATGATTCAGTACCGGCATCGCGATATCATTCCACAGTTCTAAAACCGTCTTCTTGATATCATTCCAAGCATCTACAATATTTCCAAAAGTACTGCTTCCCTGAGACTCCCACCAGTCCGTAAGAGAACTACCAAGTTCTCCCACAATCTCTCCTGTCAGTGATGCACATTCTCCACCGAAATCAAACAGATCTGTGAGCGTACCTTCTATCAGCTCTTGATTGTCTTTCATCCACTGGAATGTGTGTTCTGTAGAAATTTCAAACCCTTCCGCGAAGATTGTTCCCAGTGACATTCCAAATCCAGTACAACCTGTCAGAATATCATTGATTCCGTTTACAATATCAGGTCCTGCTTTATCCAGTGCCCCGAGCAGATTATTGTATATCTGCTCATTGATATCCGTAAGATTTGTAAATCCGTTCGCAATAGACTGGCTTACATCACTGCTCCAGGATTCTATCTTTTTCCTGTTGCGCTCCAGATAGCTTGCAATTCCATCCAGCCCTAGGTCTACCGCCTTGGCTGTAACAGCAATCTTATTTCCGATTCTGTTTCCGAGATATCCTCCCAGCGGATCCATGATTGTCTCAATGTTTCTGACTGTAGTTTTGGCCAATGGATCCATCTGAGCCATGATTCTTGAAAAATTATCCTTCAGATTTCCGAAATCAATCTTTTTCAGACCATTGTTGAACTGATCTGCAAAATTTTTGACACCGGGAATCTTGAATGCATCTGAGAGTTTTTTCGAAATTTTATCCACACTGGCTTCAACTTCCTGCGTGGAAGTCTGCAAACCAGCAATATCTATTCCTGAAGATCCTCCGTATGCCGAAGAGGAATCTGTCTTCTGGGAGAGCAAATCCAATTCATCAGTTGGAAGTAATCCACCTAACTTTTTAGCTGCTTTTCCCGCGGCATTAATATTATCACTGATTCCGGCAGACGCATCCTCTGCAGCCGCCATGCCTGTGGCTACATCATTACCCTTCTTCCCGGCAAATTTATCCGTAAATGCTTTAAATACATTCGCCAGCTGTACCAGTTTTCCCATCAGGGTATTGATCACCTTGATTGCCGGTGTCAGGACGTTGATCAATCCCTGACCGATTGCCGCCATAAAAGACTCAGTCTGCAGCTTCAGGATTCTGACCTGATTGGCCCAGCCATCAGAAGTCCGCATAAAGTCCCCAGATGCCGTCGCCAGTTTACTCTGAACAAAGGAATACCGTAGGGCTACCTTTTCTGCCTCCGACATAGCCGCAGTGGTCTTCCCGTAGCCGTTGGCCATAGCATAGGCATCCAGTGCCGTCTGTGTCATGACGACACCAAGATCTTTCAGACTCTCTGTTTCTCCAGTGAATACCGATTTCAGCTTTGTATATGCTTCGTCCTGAGATATGTTATAAAAGGATGCCACATCTCCCGCCAGTCCTGTCAGAGTGGTAGACATATCGTATGCCTGCTTCTCGCTGAATCCGAAAGCCTTGGCCATTGCACCGAAGGTTCCTGTGTACCTCTTGGCCATCGTCTCGGACAGTCCAAATGCAGTTGCGGCATTCTGCGCAAATTTATCTACCTGCTTTGACATTGCCGGGAATGTTACGTCCACAACATTTTGCACTTCACTCAGATCTGATCCCAGTTCGATACACTTCTCACTGAAATCTACGAGCTTTTTTACAGCAAAAGCGGCAGCCAGTTTCTTACCTACTTTCGTAGCCAGGCTCTGGATGCCGCTCATCTGCTTATTAAAGTCCTTTTTATTTACGACCAGATCTAATCCGATCTGTCCAACGCTTGTAGCTTCACTCATAACCAGCCTGCCTTCTAAGACAGGCACATCGGCACAGCGTCTTATAACTTCAACTCAAAAATCTTTTTACAGTCCTTATTTTTACAGCGGAAATAAATTCCTCTGCAATGTGCATCTTCCGTCTGCATTGCATTCACCGGATGCCCACAGTAAGGACACACTACTTTTTTCTTATCTACTTTTTCAATGTATATCGCCCCCTGCCAGAGAAATGAACGCATTCTTCAGTTGATCAAGGACTGCTGCCATATTATCAGGCGCTACCTTTTTTGCTCTGTTTGCACGCCATTCATTCCTGATTCTGTGTTGTTCCGGAGTAAAATGGTCTAAAATATCCTTATCCTCCTCGGCCCTGATTGCTACAATCCGTCCCAGCGGTGTCTCCGGTCCAATTCCAATAAGAAGATCCCTAAACTCATCCCACTTCATGGTATCAATTTCTTTTGACAGCCGGATCCCGTACTGCGCCTGGAAGGATGATACGATCAGACTGTAATCTCCGATCAGATCATAGTACGGGTCACTGCTCTCCCGGCTCTTCGTCTCCCGTGATCATGTCTACTGCTGCCATGATGATTGTCTGGAAATCCTTGAACTGGAGATTCAGTTTATCGATCTTTTTCCGATCCTTCTCATTAAAAATCAGTTCATATACCGCCAACACTTCTTTAGCTGATGCACCCTTCGAAAAAATACCCATGATCTTCAGCACAGTGGCTGCATCGGAATTTACTTCTACGGTAACATCCTTAACCTTCAATACCGGGTTCTCGTCAAAACTCAGCTTTTCTGTAATATCTACGATTTTCTTTGCCATAATAGCCTCCTGTTTTTATGCTGCGGGAGTAATCTCAGGTTTTCCATTGCTCATAATATCGAATTCCAACGGTGCCACAGCTGTAGAGTCTCCTGCTCCAATGTTCTTTACGTTCACCACTGCTCCGGCAAACAGCACCACGGTTCCGTCGGGGAATGTCCACTGGACATCTTTCTCTGCAGAGCGACCGTTTACCCACGCAAGTGCTGCTACAGCATCATTACCGGCATCTCCTACGTTACGTTTCGCAGTTACGGATATGGTAACTCCCTTACTGGTAAGCAGGCGTCTCACCCATCCTTTTTCTGTAAACGGATGCCATTCCTCTACTCCATTATCGAAAGATACACTGAATGTCTCGCAGTCCGCAATATCAACCATTTTCTTTTCGACACCGCTTGCTGCCGCATTGATCTGGAACTGGTTTTCATAGCATGGATATACTCCTGTAATAGGTGTGCTCATTCTTTTTCACCTTTTCCTTTCTCATAAATAACAGCCATCTCTATGACCCATTCGCAGATACCGGCATCATCTTTTCCGACATCCTGCGGTTCATAAAGAGGCTGTATAAATTTTATCAACTGATTGTTGACCGTTACATTTCTTGCAGCCTTCACCGCATCAAATGCTGTCATGGCTGTCTTCTCTGACTCTCTCGGCGAATTATTCCAGTGAATCAACAGGGTGACATATTTTGTCCCGTAAGATACAAGTTGTGGTCCTCCTAATGCTGTCTTATACTCCTGCTGATGTTTGCTGTTATAAACACCGATGGACTTCTCCTGCTTGTCCGGCAGGCTTCCCATATATACATGGTCTGCCAGTTCAATGGATTCCACATAATCCCGCACATCCGATAACATCATAATCCGGCAATCCTCCTGTATATTTGTTTGTATGCCTTTTGGCAGTACTCTGATTTCTTCCCAGAGATCCAGTCCTCATACCATTCGCCTCTTGCATTCGGATTCTCCGTCTTCTGGAAATGATATTCCGGGTGAAAATAAAGCCGTCTTGCATAGGGTGTGCTGGATATGATACTGACTTTTCCCTGGCTGCTCTCCGAATAATCGACAAAAGTGCTCTCGTTTTGCAGATTGCCGGTATCCCTTGGGAACACCTGTGCCTGCACCACATTGGTATGTAATGCCTCAGCGGTCTGCTCTAAAGCCATCACCTGTGCTCTCGTCAATTGTTGGATCTTCGGAAAATTCATCTTTACTGTGGAGTTTACACTGATCATACCAACAGCACCTCCGTATAGTTGACTGTTCCGTCCGGGTTTCTCGACTTACGCCCTTCCAGAATCCTGCGCTTACCCCCAAATATCACAGCACTTCCTCCGGATATAACCGGAAGTTCCGGGCAAATATCTCCTGGAAACAATGCTGCTCCTGTAATCTCTATCAGTTTCTTCTCGGCTGTCAGCACAGTCTTGGCTTTGTCCTGATAGTTACATTTTCCGGAATATTCCACCGGCTTCAATGGCTCCCCGTATTTGTTCAGTCCTTCCTGATCTATCGCAACAGAGATATCTGTCTTGCATAATCTTTTGGGCACCAGACACGGATATTTCATGGAATCACCTCGCAATTCTGCAACACAGACCCGTCTGCATCAGCAACGAATAGACATCCCGCTTCATGGCAATACCTTTTTCCATGAAAATATTCCAGGAACTTCCAAACTGTGCGGATACTCCATTTATGCTATAGCCGGATAAAATCGTATTGATTTCATCTGCATTCTCATATTCGAAATCTGCCTGCATGCAGACAACCTCTTTGATGGTCTCCTTTTGAAAAGCTGTCATATGGTCGAATCCTGCTGCCACAATCCGGTTAAATGTCAGGCTGTCAATATGCCGGGAGGCCTGACGAAGTGCTCTTTCAAGCTCTCCGTCAGGAATCACGCTACCATTATAGCTATCTTTATATTCTTCTTTTCTTACATAAGGTTTGTAGGACATATGCCCTCCTTACTCCCCGGTATACTCCGCGGTATCCACATCTACATAAACGCTATCCACTTTGTTGTCACGTCCATTCGGGAATACAAAGGTATCAGACAGAGATCTGTTCTGGTACAGGTATCCGTCTCCTTCGGTATGTGTTCCGGGATTGAAATAATAGATAGAAGCGATCTTGGGAACCGTCTTACAGGTCTGTCCGCATGCCACCAGTACATTGATCTTATGAGCTCCAGTTACTGCTTCGATATTATGCGTGCTGTCTGCTGCAACTTTTTTCAGAGGAGCAAATCCACCCTCAGCAGGCTCCCAGTCAAATGCATCATAGAAACGCTCATCATCGATAACTTCCATGATGGGTACGCCATCGATGTCTGTCACTCTGGTCTCGATACCAATACCGCCCTCAGCAATCTGTGTAAGTTCAATCTTACGGGTAAACTCAGTGGACTGCTCCAGTGCATCCATAATGGGACTGGCCACATACATAAGCAGGCTGCCATTTGCCTTGTACCGTCTCAACTTACCTTTTGCAAGTATATCCTTCAGCATTCCGAATACCTTTGCCTTGGTATAAGCTGAAATAGCAGTCTCGCTGTGGTATCCCTCTGTCTTCTGTGCCACCTGTGCCACACGGGAGAAGAACAGTGCATCTGTCTCAGGCACTACCTGAGTCTGTTCAAAGGTTTTGGAAATATTCTGCATGGATGCTGTTGCGTTGGTCTCATCCACATCTGCCTTGTCTACCAGGAACTGAACGTCTCTGTCATGGCTTACCGTAAAAGGAACATCTGTCTGATCGAAGGATCCCGTGTTCCAACCACCGGTTCTCTTGTGATTCTTATAACCTGTGGTGCTCATCTGTGTAAAGTGGAATGTCTTCGCATCCAGCCATCTTACATTAGATGTAATAAAGGGAGATGTTAACGCTCCCTGCATCAGGATCTGCAGGAGTTCAGGACTCCACTGCTGTGCATAGTTTAAATTAGGCATATCTTATACCTTCCTTTCCTTAGTTCCACCGATTCCATCTTTTGGTCGGTGTCTGTGTCTGTTGTACAGTCGCCTGCTGCGTATGCTGCGAAGGATCTCCTCCTGTTCCCACATGAAGGAAACCGGTAGTATCTGTCTCCTGCGGCTTTAATGCAGGAATATCCTCCAGCACCTTATTCAGCGCTTCCGTAAGTTTCTCGTTACTGATCTTTCCATCCTGTCCTACTGTCTGGCTGAAATCTGCCATCTTCAGTACATAGGGAATGGATGTTACACTGATTCCCAGTCCGACTGCTGCCATCGTCGCTGCCTGTTGGATCTGTGCCTGTCTTGCCTCAGCTGCTGCGGTTGCAGCCTGTTGTTGCAATGCTTCCACATTCGGCTGATTTGCCGCCTTCTGTTCCTTGAAGGTTGCTATAGCCTGTTCCACCTCCTGTTGGGAAAGCCCCTGCTGCTTGAAATAGGCTTTCAATGCCGTATCCTCTTTTGCCGCAAGCGTTCCATCCAACATCTGCTGGATTTTTCCATAGTCAATCTGCGGTGCTACATTCTGCTGTGACTGCTGATCAGTCTGTTCTCCTGACGGTGCTCCGCCCTGGCTCCCATCAGGGTTTAAGAATCTTCTTACTGTCTTGTAAAACATAACGTACTCCTTTCCATTTTGAGGGTGTCACCCTTACTGCGATCCATTGTCTTCGGTGTCTCCGGCCACGCTGCAGTTTATTGCCTTGCTCGTGTTTGGGCATAAAAAAACACGCAGTGAAGCGTGTTGATTACAGATGATTTGTTGCACCGGTGCAATTTTACTTTTCTACCACACAGATGTCATATTCCTGTGCACAAGTATGTTCAATCCGACATCCCCTCGCATCCTGCCATCCCTCGGCGAAATATGCAATGTCTGCCTGTGCGAGCAGTTCCAGCGATTTTCCCAAAAACCACAACGGCTTTGCATCTGCCGGTGCCCCCTCAAAGAAAGAGTCTATCACCTCCACCGGTTCTCCGACTGCCTGTTCCGCTTCCCTGATAGCCTGCTGCCTCTCTTCCTTGATTGCCTCATCCGTTTTTCCCTTCATAGGCTGGCTGATAAATAATTTCTTCATGTTTTTTCATCCTTTCTTTTTGGCATAAAAATACCACCAATCTACTGACTGGTGGCTTCGTGTTCTCTTATCATTTTTCGCAAACGGTCTTTATAGTCTTCGTAGCTTCTATCTTTTCCAAGGATATAGGCTGCATCCGCTCTGGTCCCAAATAATAGTACCTTTTCCCGTAATTCATGCAATTCCTTATCATTCTTCATCTTTTCTACGAATTCTTTCTTCAGCATAATTATCCCCGTAATATTTTAAAAAATGTTTCATATATCTCTGGTAGTTCATTTTTTATAAAACTTACAGTTTCATCATCCCCTTGATACAATGCTGCAAACACGTCTGCAAATATTTCCAGCTCTGTGTACCCCGGTTTACCTATATATTGTGATTCATGTCCGTATAACCCAATCACCTTGTTGTCTGTTATGCATGACATAATATCACTAACGAAATAATCGTACTCTAAATCCCCATTTTTATCAAGTCTACTTTGATATCTTTCCTTTGATTCCAAAATCCTTTTTTCTGTACTCTTAATTGCTTCTGAGAATTCAGTATGCATAGGACTACCGTATTCATTGTGGTCAATTCTATGGGCTAATTCATGTGCTAATACAGCCCTATAGTTCTCCTCCTCATATTGTGGATGTTTCGGATTGACAAATATCAAATCATTATCAAGATCATACGAAAAGGCATATTCTGACTTTCCATCTATCTGAATGCACTCATCTGTTGTGTACTGATCCATTAAATCTATCATGATCTGCGGAGTATCCGATCTCGGTACTTTCACCTCATCAGGAACTTTATACCGAACTTCTGTTTCCTGACTCCATTCTTTTTCCTTCTCGCAATACTTGCTTTTATTCTCAGGATCCAGTGAAAATGATGCTAATCTATGGAATTTCTTCTCCTGTCTCTCCGCATATTGCTGTCTTGCTTCTTTCCTGTTCTGTTCTTCGATATCTTCTATGTCTTTTTTACTGTATTCATTATCCAAATCCTCCAGTTCTGGAAAATAGGTAGTGTGGCTGTCTCTGCATCTAGGGTGGTATAGTCCTGCCGCGATTGCCGCGCTCATCAGTGGATATGGTCCGTCCTTAGCACTTCCACCGCTCCATACATCATCGATCAGTATCTTACCAACAAACGGTAAACACTTTGGGCAGGGATTTCCACGTTTATTCATGATCACCGTGGATATCCCCCATTCCTGCCTTTTCTGCCCTTCCCCCTGCAGGTATGCACGCTTACTGGCTGTCCGTATTGCCATGTCCGCATAGTCTGCCAATGTGTGCCTGGATCCATTGGCATATTCCACACAGTTAAGACCAGCGGCAATGAAATCCTTTGTAGCCATGTCTACCGCCTTCTCATAAGTCCCTGCTCCACTGTTGGCATATACCTGAGCATTAAAAATAATCTTGCGATATTGGTCATTTGCCATGCGCAGGACGGCTGTCTCAGCCTTTTCCATGTCTGATGTGGTCGCCCGGATCAGCGCCTCCAGCTTCCTCTGGTTCAACCGGAAGAATGCCGCCGATGCTCCCGGACTTACTCTTCTTGCCTGGAAACCTTTCTTTATAGCCTCCAGTATGGCTATCTCCTGCTCCATATCTCCTTCATCCCTGGCAGTACTGATCAGTGCTTCGATTCGGTTATTGATATCCTTGAATTTCGCACCGAACCGCTCCTGATTCTCTTTTCTGTACTTTTCCAGTGCCCGGAGTTGTTCTGCCTGCCACATGGACCACTGCTTGTCCTCATCGATTTCCTCAATCTTATGTCTTCGCATATTCCGGATCATGGAAGCAATGAGTTCATTCTCAATAGCTTGGAATGCTGCTCCGATATCATATTCTGAATTTATCTTAGGCATCTAATCACCTGCCGTTTGCATATACCTTGAATCCCTGGCTTTTAAACTGTCTGGTCAATGTCTTGATCTGCGTGACGCTGGTACAATGATCACATCGGAGTTCCGCATAATTACCTTTTTCCACTGCATAGATTCCTTTCGGGACCTGCTCACTGGCCACCTTCAGGAGCCCCTGGTATTCCTCCCGGTTCATCCGGTATGTTTTTTTCGCTACTTTTACTTCCATCACTGCCTCCTGTAAATCCGTTTATCCTGAATTCTCCTGCATCCGTCCTGATTTCCGGCTCCGGAATACTCTGAATACCCTGCTCTGCCTTGAGCCTTGCGATCTCTTCCTTTTTGCAATCATCATCCAGACTGTCACCATACAATTCCTCCACACAGCGCTCAATGCTCATGATTCCGCTCTGCTTTGCCTTACCAACTGTTTCCACCTGAGATTCAAATGAAGGATTGGCATATTCTCCAAATGGGAGATTTACCTCTACACTTTCCACTGCCTCATTCTTCATCAGGTGATATGCGTTGATACACATGGATACTACCTGTGGCAATACTGTCTGAAGAGTTTCCACGATAATATTTCTTGTGTACAGCGTTGTTTTTTCCTTTTCACGCTGCGCTTCTGCATTATCCAGTTTTTTTACATCAATCCCCAGTGTAGAAGGACTGATGATCCCCTGCAGGCAAAGGTCCAGTGCTGTACAGTAGGAAGCCTGATAGCTGTCATGAGGAATGCTCGGCTGGTCTGTACTGATTACGTTTTTCTGCCCTTCGCGCTGGTCTCCTTCTGCTGCAAAATATCTGTTATCGAACGGATTCGGTGTTATCGCAGCTCCTGTTTTCGGATCCCTCGGAACCAGACAGTCCGGAATATATGTTTTTGCTCTTCCTGCTCTCAGTGCATCCATCCACTGGCTCCATACTTCATCCAGCGCATCATAGCTGTCCACCTTTCCGTCAAAGATGCTTCCGCCACGTCCTTCATATTTTGCCGACTTATAGAACATCATAGGCACCGCCAGCATAACGCTTTTATCGAAGGTCACGTCTTCCAGTGAATCGGTTATCTGTAATGTAGTCAGCGGAACCTGTCTGTTATCCAGATACAGTTCGTTCTTTACATACCCATATCCATATATCTCATTGAGCACATATGTCTTGCCTCCTCCGCTGTATGGTGTCTTAAATATTACTTCCCTGACCTTGTCCTTTTTCCGGATGATTTCGACACGATCCCCGGCATACCATTCTAAAATAGGATACTTACTGAGCTCTGTATCAATGGACACTTTAAAAGCCCCGTCTCCGATATACAGCGTCTCTTTGATTGCATCCTCTATCTTATCGGCAAAGTTATTATTCTCAGGCTTTGCAATGTCTTTCCATATCTGTTTCTGCTTTTCATTCTCTGAGGAAAATTCAAATTCCCCCATATCCGGAAGGACTACTGCTGCCAGAGTTCTCACCGTAAGCGCCGGAACACCTGTGTGGATCTTGCGCATTTCCATCCCCGGTGTACTCTTGCTGGACCAGAATTTATATTTATCTGCATATTCCGCATTCTGCTCATAGAACTGCTCAAGTTCGTTGCTGTCACCACGATACCAGATGCGGTTTCGGATCGCATTCCCCTCGAAGTCCATCATCTCATTGATATTGAACACATAGGGATTCGCCGGAGAAACATTCAGCCAGCTCCGTATACCTCTTTTGATATTCTCATTTATCTTTTCCATCAGGTTCACCTCTGTTTATCCTCCTCGAATCCAATCATATTCCGGTATGGAATCCATCCGTACTGGTTTGCATTGATCGTATGGTCGTTCTTATCCTCCGGTACCGGGACATCCTCTTCCTCGTCCCATGAATAGCGTTCCAATTCCGAGATATGGTTTGTACAATCCTCAACTACCAGATAGCAGTCCTGCTGGATCCATCCCAGTTGTAAATTGATACGGTCCAGTATTGTTACCTTCTTGTAGGACTCAATGAAATTATAAAGGCACCCATGCAGGCGCTTATACTTCCGAAGTTCTGTTATTGTCGCCGCATCTGCGCAGTCAATAAAAGACTCTTTTGCAAATCCCCATTCCGATCTGCATCTATCCAGAAAAGCTATAAACTTTACCGCTGTGTCAGAAGGAGCCAGCGGCACACTGAGATCCGCATTGCTATATACCTTCTCAGCTAGTGTGATCAGCTTGCGGTCATCCGTAATGCCCTGGAAGATCATTGCAATAGTATCCGGAGATTTTGAGGAATATGATGTATCCAGTCCTGCTGTAAACTTCCTGAAACGGATATTCCCATCCGCAATCTGTTTCTTCACCCACGCAGCAGTAACAACATGTTTCTTTCTGACAAAGTTGGAGAATACCAACCCTGTCGCTTTTCCGCGGAGACCTTGAATCTTGTTTTTCCAAATTTTGGTACCCTTAGGTGTGTTTTGCAGGATCATCTGCAGCTTATCCGGTGGAAGGCCTGCATTGTCTTTAAAAGAAAAGAACCAATGGATCCATCCGTCCTTTGGCTCTTCTTTCAGTTCCTCTATGATTTCCTGCGGTGTCTCATCCTTCCATTCCGGAAGAGGACGCGCACAGTTGATATATTCTTTATACACCGGCAGTCCCGGATCATCCGGGTTCAGTGTTGCCATCAGATAATCACATCTCATGGATGCTTCTCTGACAAAATCTATGTCTGCGGTATTTACTTCATCTATGTACAGACAGCCATATTGTCCACCCAGGGCCTTCTTCCACTTTTTCTTGTTACCGTAGCCCAGCACATAAATTACTTTATCCCCATTGCCAGTATGCAGAATCAGATTCGGAATCTTATCGTCTTTGGTTCCGCTGCCGTTATACTCCACCAGGATCCCGAAATCATCCAATATACCAAGGTCCTTGTTGATGATGTTCTTCTCAGCAGTTCCGGTGTCATCCGCTGCAATGATATGCAGCTTCTTGGGGCTTTCCGCCACCTTAAGCATAAACTTGAAGATTCCTACCGTTGTTTTACCTGCCGCCGTGGTTCCTTCCAGGAATTCCACCGGAGCATCACATTTCAGGAATGCTTTGTATTTCTCTGACAACAGGAGCTTACTTGCGCTCATTACCCATCACCACGCATCTGTCTGATCAGGTCATCCAGTTTACTCTGTTCGGACTTGAGTTCTCCGGAGATCTGGACATCCTGTTTATCTCTCCATTTATCCGGTTTTCGGTTCTTCAACCAGAATATTTGGGCCGTGGTATCCGGCTCTACTTCTTTTACTTTTCGTTCCACAAGCATTTCTTTTGTTTTAGGGAACTTCTCTCTTACAAGCATCAGCTCATCATCTGTTGCCTCCGGATGCTCCAGTTTGTAGCGATTCATATATTCAAATAGCTTTTGACTATATTCTTCCTGCTCCATCGGAACGCTTACATATTTGTCTTCTGTATACCGATATCCCAGTGCCCTTTTCAAGAGCGCATTTTCCACTTGCAGGTCCACAACTTCCTTTCCCCTTTTTAGGGTGTCCGAAATGTCCGGATACAATTTTTTCCATTCATTTAATGTAGACCTAGAGATTCCCATATTACTAGCGATCTGCTCTTCTGTTAGTCCATCCCTTGTCCATCCTTCCAGCTTTAGTAAGCCTTCCGGTGTCAGCCAATATTTATATTTGCCTTTTGCCATCTGCTCACCATCTCTCTAAAGTTGCACCGGTGCAACTCCACGAAAAAAGGCAACGCAGCTATCTGCATTGCCCTGTCACTAATTTATCACGATACTATATTATCACATTTGACATGCGAAATCATGCCATCTTTTACTTTAACTCCCCAATATACCTTCCAATCTGTTCTATAGTCTTAAAAACTATCCTCTTCATTTGTCTCTCACTGTACGAGGCACCACCGATTTTTAGGTAGGGAATCGGTGCTCTGAGACCTTTACTCCAGTACCTGATTCTTATTACCTTCTGTTCTTCTGGTCGAAGAGAATTATATACAAATTCCACTGCCTCAATCTCTTTCTTGATCCGTTCATGGTATACGGATGTCATCTTCAGGGCTTTTGCCTCTGTGACAGACTGTGCCTTGTCTCTTTCCTTGGCAGGATCCGACGGACGACTGCTGCCTCCCGCCGGTGATGCCATAATGTCCGATATGTACTCCTCATATTCTTTCTTGCGTTGGGGATACCGTAATAATATAGTTTCGATAATCCTCCAGCTTGCTCTGTTAATTCTTTGCATCGATGCTTTCTCCTTTCTGTTGCACCGGTGCAATTTCCGGTGCGGTTGCTATGCTACTCTGTTATATTTGTGCTGCATCTCTTCGATGTCATCTATCAGGTAATACTGGACTGTCATGTCCGGCTTTGCATGTCCCAGTAATTTACTTACCAGCAATACATCCCCAGTCTTGCGATATAACACGCTTGCAAATGTCTTGCGATACACATGCACGGTTGCTGTTATTCGGGATACTCCGCCACGCACAGCCATCTCCTTAGCGAGCTTTTCAATGCCATACTCTTTCATTCTGTTATGCGGTGCCCGATCTGCCAAAAACAGCGGATCTGTCCCAGGCCTGTCCCCGATGTAATTTCGTAGTGCCATCACCGCCACCGGCGTAAGCATTCCGGTACGGTAGGTGTCTGTCTTCTCGGCATAGATTGATACCTGCTTATTTGTCAGATCAATATCTGACACGTTGAGGTAAGAGATTTCACCTACTCGCATGCCGGTACAAATCATCAATTCAAACAAAGCTTTTTCTTTCGGTGTCTGCAGTGCGTAGCGGATAGTTTCAACTTCCTCATCTGTCAATCGTACCTTCTTTTTCTTGATCTGCTTAACCTTATCTACTCCGTCAACAATATTGTCCTGGATATGCCTCTTTTTAAATGCCCAGGAAAAGAATGTGCATAAGTACCGGTATATTGTGGATTTATAATTGTGGCTGATGTGATCACGATAGGACCTTATAGCAAGATAATCTGTAATATCCTGCGCTGTCACATATTTATAATTCTTATTCACAAATTCGAAGAATTTCTTTATTATCCCAATATAGCTTCGTATTGTCCCTGCATGGAGTCCTGCTGCCACGCCGTCTACACAATACCTTTGCATTAACCACTCATTGTCATGCTCCATAGTCATAGGTAGCTGTTTGATCTCTGCCAGCTCAAAGTCCTGTAATTTTACATACAAGGTGATTTTCATGCGGTCAATCTGTTCCTTGCTTAAAAAATCGTTCAATTCATAGGCAACTTCGTTGATCAGGTCGTTTTTCGTCATAAGCGCACCTCTTTCATGTTGCCTAAGGTATCACATTATGATATGATGTCCTTAAGCAGTGAGCGGTAGATGCTATCTTTGGTCGGATGGTCTACCGCTGTTTTTATGTAACGATTGCAGTCCTTCTGCAGCTGGAATTTCAAATTGTGTATTGTGATACTTATTACACTTTTAACATTTTTCCTTTTTCTATCACTCCTTTCACTGTCCGGATGGATTCCGGGAATGCCGCTATTATTTTTTCGCAAAAATCCATCATCCCGTTCTCCTCCACTAAAACATAATGGCATTTCCTTCTTTGTGATATACTAAGCCATCTTGCAGCATTTCTTTCCACTCTTCCTTTGTTGCCTTGAATTTACCAAAGGTAGTTGCATTAACTTCGCACCATTTGCACAATTTGTCCAATGTTTCAAACACAGGGCTTATGGGGCTCCCTTCACTCGTAGTATCCCACAACTGATAGCCTTCTCCCTTCGGTGGTTCGCAGAGTTCCTTTAATTTGTCCTTAATTTGCTTGAAATACTCATCAAATTTAGGGCATCCATACTGTTCTGTATCAATCCCTTTGATCCTCGCAAACTCCTTACAATTTTCACAATATTCCTCATTTTGCGAAGATATACAAAACGAAATGTTATCTACAAAATATCCGTACCAAACTTTATGTAATGGATAATCAAAATCCAGTGGTACACGCTTCAATTCTCTTCCCATGTTTCTCCTCTCTGTTCCTAAAATTTCAGTTTACATGATTAACGATAGCTGTCCGTTTTCAACTTCATAATTCATCCACAGTGTTTCCGTCCTTGCACGTCCTCCCTCTGCTCTGGTATTCTTCTGAACCTTATTCCATCCCTGAAGTACATCGTTATACATATCATTATCATATCCTGATAGAAGAATTTTTCCCGGATGTTTAACCAACACGTTTAACAATTTTTCATGATCTGCATCCTTCATTTCATGTTTATAAAGATAATTTTTCCGAGTTCCGTGTAAATACGGCGGATCTGCATAAATAAAAACATCTTCCGTATCATATCTTTTTATCAATTCTAAGGCCGGTAAATTCTCAATCTGAACTCCCTTTAGTCTCTCAGTAGCCAGTTTCATTATTTCAGGAAGTTCGCTCCACGCTCTGGCCGGATTTGGAGAATTAGTCTGTTGGCCTGATTTAAAACCATTCTGATACAAATTCCCGCACCCAAATCCCATCCAGCATTTAACAGCAAATCGTCTCGCTCTCTCTAAATCATTATAAGATGGTTCATAGCTGCCTTATACTCTGACCTAGAAAATGGTGTAAATTCTATCGCACGTTCCAGTTCGTCACTTCGATCTCTCAATATGCGGAAGAAATTTACTATTTCTTCATCGATGTCATTAACTGTCTCAATGTGACTGCGCTGCTTATTAAAAAACACCGCCAAGCTACCAGCAAAAGGTTCTACATAAACATCATGCTTCGGTATGTATTCGCATATCCAAGATGCAAGACGATTCTTTGCTCCCGGATACTTTAATATGCTTTTCACACTTTCACCTTCCTTTGTTAAATCCTAATATTTCAGTTTCATTGTGTAATAATACGTACCGTTACACAGGTAAATAATTGTCCAATGCCTTCTGGATCGCCCAGGAGATAGGTCTGTCCTGCTGGTGACAGTAAGCTACCAGTTTCTCATACTGCTCCGGATCCATGCTGATATTCTCCCGGATGTTCTTCCGGATGTTCTTCTTACCTTCTTTCTTCGGTCTCGCCATACATATCTCCTTTCTGTTACACAAATTTTCCGATATTTCAGTTAACTTAACCAGCATATTAGCCTTAATCAAATCATATATAATATCCAGCGAATCTCTATGATCTCTGTATTTGCAATTTGGATTTTCATGTATTCGTGGATCATCGTCTTTCCAATCATTAACACAAAAAAGACAATTACTTACGAAAAGCATTTTGCACCCATTAGCAACGCACAAGTAGTAACATTCGCTTTTTCCTGCTATTCCTTTACAACGCTTAAATCCGTACTTTTCAAATTCTTTTGCTTCACAATTTGGTTTTAACATTTCCTACCTCCACTAAATCCTAATATTTCAGTTTAACTGCCTAATATTATCCTCAATAAATCCTTTCAGAGTAGAAAAACCTTTATTTTCTTCAATTCCTTTTCTTTTCAACTCTGCCTTTATAGTATCCATTTCCTCTTTTACTGACTGATATGCCAGTAACATTCCTTTTTTCATTTCATCATTCATTTTTTCTACCTCCACTAAATCCTAAATAATTTTCTAAAGATATTCTTTTTTGGCTTAATCACCTCGAAACACTTTTCTTTCCAGTCAAAAACATAATCCAAGTTGTATGAGCTGAAGCCAATATTGTAATACCGTTTTCCTACCTCTCTATATTTTATTTCAAAATAAGGTTTTTCTTTTTTTCCAGTGACAATTATTTCAATCTCACTCACTTTAATTTTTCCCATATTCCGCTCCTTTGCTAAATCCTAAGTTAGTTTATCTTCGTCACCTACGTATATTGCCAAGCATCCCATTGCGTCTGACAAAAATTCCATGTCCTCTCCATCGGTGCTTACCCGCTCTTCCGGATACCTGCTGCCACAATACGGACAGCATATGTTATGACCTTTAGTATTTGCTTTTTCTACCGCTGTTCTCCCCGCTATAAATTCATCACCGCATGAGCTGCAGCGGAACTTTACCAAGTCATCTGCATACATTCCTTTTTCCCATCTATCATCTCGATACATTACGCCTCCTCCATTCCTAAGTTAACTCTTCATCCCTATCCACTATGTCTACGACTCCATAAGGTGACATATCTTCCAGCTTATCTTCTAATTTCTCGCACTCTGTTTTATGTTTGCAGTTATTGCAGTTAATCAGTATTGATTTACAATATTCTGCCAGTTCTCGTACTTTCATTCTTCACTACTCCTTTACCATCCGATGATACAGTAACCTGGCATCAGTCCATATTCCGGTACATCCCGGAGCACATACCGGATCCGGCGTACTTCTGTCCGGCCAGTGTATTCTCCGTTTTCCCACTCCATTAAGATCAGGACATCCCCCGGCTGTACATCATCTTCATCTTTTCGCAGCTCAAAGTTCTTCTTTTCCTCCCGGACTGCCTGGAAGTACTTCGGCAGTATTTTCTTCTCCACTGTCTTCATTCTTCTTTTTCCTCTTCTTTCGGTATTTTTCCGGATCATAGTCCGGATTGAAGGAGCTGCGTGTCATGGATATGCTCTCTTTCCGCTGATCCTTTGCATATGATCTACGCATGGTCTCTATTTCCGGATCCTGGTTCTCCAATCCCATTGTCAGGAGATCTCCGTAAGAAAAGCTCCGGCGGAATCCTGTCTTTTTATCCCTGGTCAGCACGTTCCTTGGGTAAACTCCTATGACTTCGTATTCGCAGTATTTGCTCGCGCGGCCGATACGATCCTCGTCATTTATTTTGATCTTTATGGTGTCTCCTATATGTACATTATGGATGCGCGGCGTAGGATCCGGCAGAAGATTGCCGTCCCAGTCCTTATACTCCTGCATGGTTGTCTCCTTCCTGGGCGACTGCTGCCTCTTGGTATCAGCGGTCGCCCCGTGGCTTCGTTTACAGTGTCTATTGTGATTCACTTTGTCCAAAAGGCTTATTGATTTTTCTGGACCGCCAGTGCTTTCTGTACTGCAGCATAGTAATTATTCACTCCGGCAATCAGGATCTCCGTCTCGGTCTTTCCCATTTTTTCTGCGCAGTACTCTAATTTTCGCTTTTCCTCCGGAGTCATCCGGATGATCTTGCTTATTGTTCTGCTTTTCATCTCTGTGCTCCTTCGTGTATATACAAATTTGTATATACATTATCCCCACTTGTTATAAATCAGAGCATCCTCGTTCCAGTCCGGGTAATGATCCTGCAGGTACTGCCTAAACATCTGCAGCATCTCCTCCCGTCTGCCCTTGTTGCCATTGTCCAGCATCTCATGGTGACTTTGGCAACCCAGTGCTCCATTCTGCGGGATCCCAAGACCACCCCGGGAGCGCGGTATGTAGTGCATGATGCTCTGCAGCTGCTGACCGTACCAGGTGACATCCTCCATGTGATATTCCATGCAGCAAAAGATGCACTGGTACAGATCCCGCTCTTTGATAATCTGCCGGGAGGCAGCATTAAACTCCCGCGCTCTCGCCTGCTTCGACCGCTTCGGCATTGCTATCCGCCTCCTTTATGAGTTCTTCCAGCTTGTCCAAGTATTCGGAGATATCTTTCACCTGCACTCGCGCCGCGATGATCAGATCCATCTCTGCGTAACGTACCAGATTATCCACTGCTCCACGGATGGACTGGAGATAAGCAGTCCTTTGGTCTGCATCCGGGCAGTATTGCGGAAAGTCATTTTCGATATCGGTCTGCCCAGGTACCTGTTCTTCCGATCCCATGGTGTCGGTATTCTGATTATCCACGTCAGTTTCCCGGGAAGACGAGTCATTTACCTGTGTTTGCGGCTCTTCCGGTGCCGGATCCGGTACGGCTCCCGGGATGGTCATCTGCTCCGGCTTCCTTTCCGGTTCCTTGGGCTTTTTCTTTTCGGTGTTTGCTTTGGTCACACGGGATTCCTTACGCTTTTCCGGTTTCTTTTCTTTCGGAGTCTCATCCGGTTGCACCGATGCAATTTCCGGTTCTTCCGGTGTTAAGTCCTCGCCATATAACATCTTGTACCGCTCCTCAGGACTGCTGCCTCCAAGAAACAGGGAATCTACCTCAAGGCAGATTTTTTGTGGTGCATATTCATGGCGCTCCATTGTTTTCATATTGATTAGCTTTGCACCATCAGGATTTACAATGATCTGTGTACGGCGTTCTCCCGGGATACGGACGGTATAGACCGCGTCTCCCTGCGGTATCAGGGCATCCATAATGTATGTATTAAGCGGATGCATGTCTGTGTTGCAGATTGTCCACAGCTTCCGGAAGAGATCTTCCTGCTCCTTACCCAACTGCCAAAGGTTACGGTACAGCGGCGATCCCTCCGGCGGAAGCATGGGCTTGTCCGTGACGGCTGCTGCCTCTGCCTTCTCGATCTCCACCTCAATATCCGTGACCTTGCTCTCAGCATCCACCTCGTCCTTTATGTCCTGAATCTCTGCCTTGGACAACGTAGGCGGAAGTACCTCGTTGATCTCGTCGGGGATCTGCAACATCAATGTAAGTTTTGCGTATCCAAATCCCTTGTAGCTCGTGAGCAGATGATCAGAGTAGCCATCCTCCGAAAATCTGTCATTGATACTGATAAAGCGGCTTACCTGCGTCTTATCTATGCCATATTCTGCCTTGGCAAAGTCTGTCACGGTTGCATATCCGCTCTCTGCCAATATATTTGTGTCTCTGGCTACCTTGAGCAGATAGCCGATCTGTACAAAATCCTCTGCTGTCCGGGTGAGAACTGCATCCAGTTCCTGTTTATATTCCTGATAAGTTTTTGTGTATTCCATTAATTCCATCAGATTACCTCCATCAGATCTTCTGCCAGTCCTTTCAGGACCACAGTATTATTCTTTGCCTTCAGTTCTTCTATGTTCTTCTGCCGCAGGATCTCACTCTGTGCGGCATATTCATGATCCTGCCTGCTCATGCGCTTGCGGATCACCTTCTGCCACTCCCTCAGGAACGGCTTGATCTCTTCTATGCCCGGCTCCTCGTCGTAGGCTCCCCGGTGCTGGCGGATGGTACCGCCCGGCTCCACCTCTATCGTGTAAAAAGGCTTATCCGGGGACGACTGCTGCCGCAGGAAGCAGATATAGGTCTCTCTGCTGACAATCCGGTCAAAATATCTCTCCGTGTTACCGACGCAGTGATGCAGTGCCATGCCCTCTGCCGTAATCTCCATAAAGTCCCTGGGAACCACAATACAATAGGTGTCATTCTGATACTCAAACTTCTCGCTGATCTCGGAGAGGATATCCTCATATCCCGGATACTTGTTCCTCATCTCCTCCGCCTGCTTCCTTGCCATTTCCGCATTTCTTTTTCTTTCAAATTCTTCCCTGTGCAGTTCCACTTCCGCATTCACTTCATCGTGCCGGCGCTTCAATTCCCTGGGGCGGTGTACCAGTGCATCATCCATGTGTTTTCCCAGCGTTCGTGACATGGACAGATAATCCTCGTACTGATTCCATACATCCTTGATCTTCATTCCCGGATACGATTCCTTCTTCTGCCGGTTCAGGTAATTCATCAGCTGTTCCGGTGACATGTATTCTCCGGCGATAGATTTATCATAGTCCTCCGGATCAATTCTGTTTTTTTCTGTCCATGCGATAAATTCTGCCGACAGTTTTCTTTCTTCCAGTTCTGACCACTGCATCCAACGCAGCATCTGCATTCCGCCGTTTTCCTGCCGCAGGCGGTTGATCAGCTGCTTGTCATCTATCAGTAAGATATCTTCCATGCACTTACCGTTTACTTCAATTGTTCTCCCCGAATACCCATTCCAGTATGTAATACACTGTGACAGTTCATCCAGCAGACGGTAAAAGCGTCCCTTTGCCATATACTCCGCGATACCGGTAAATTGTTCATTGCTTTCCACCAGCAATCCGTTATAAAATGCCTTAATCCCCATCTGTGCCAGCATCGGCATGACATCTGACCAGGCTTCGTATGCAGTATCCTTCAATCCGGCTTTGATTCCTTCCGTATCAGGATACAGGTAGGATGTATGCCAGCGTCTGTTTTGCGGATTGTGGTCGTGCCATCCGCACCAGTACACATCACAGTAGTAATAGATTTTCATAAAATCCTTTGCTCCGCGGAGCATCATCAGGCGGATCTGTTCATCCAGCTCTGTATCTCTCTTTCCTGTTCTGTGCCAGTCCACCGTTACCCTAAAATGTCTCTCTACTCCCTGCTTCTCGTCCACGTCGTGGATCATCGTCAGCCATCCGATTGTTTGGATTCTTCCCCTTGTTTTTTCCACCGTCAGGTCATGGCCACAGAGAGGACATTTGATCTGTTTACGATGTTTTACCTGGGCGCCTGCTGCCTCTTCTTTAAAATCCCCGTTGCATGCGGTACAATGGCAGGTCTTGTCCTGCTTGTTATAAAAGGCATACTGGAGATCTCCTACCAGTCTCTCAGTGATCCAGTCATATACCCTGCGTCCTGGCTTCGGACACTTATTCATGAGATCTCTGATTCTCTGTTCTTTCCGGTCTCTGGCACGTTCCCTCTTATCCGCACTGTAGTCTTTTTCCATCCGACATATCCTCCGCAAGGGATCGCTGATCCAACTGTAATCATGCATCGGGACAAACTTCTCCAGTTCTTTTGCATGTTTTTCTTCCAGCCAATCTCCCTCACACGGTTCCGATCCCCAGTAGCATCCTCCAAATCCTTCCGTGCAATTTGTCAGATTGGTCTGCTCTTTTTTGCCTGTTCCGACGTAATAGGTGCCGTATTCCCATGTTTTCCGGTCTACGGCGTGTCGGCAGATATTTACTTTATTTTTCCAGATGTCCATGATCAGGTACTGGTCCGTCGCCTGAAAAGTGATCTGGTTTTCTTTCTTCCTTCTTTTTGTCCGTGGTATCAACGGTGCTTTCAGTATCTCTCTCCACTTCATGCCTGCTGCCTCCTCTCCGCTTCTGCCAGGGTGTCCAGTGTATACCAGATGCCCGGCAGGATGTTCTTTCCGTCCACATCAAACAGTTTTGCCGCGACAATCTTTCCGTTCTGTTCTGCGATCAGTCCCAGGTGGGCTCCGATGCATCCGCTTACTCTTGGACTACTGCCTCTGGCTATTGCGATTCCATCCGGTATTTTAATGTCGGCTGTCTGTTCTGCGACACACAGCATATTTCCGCTTTTCTGCCACCCATTTCTCTGTGGATGATGCAGCATGTACAGCATGGCTTCCCTGGCTATGTCGCGGTTATCCAGTTCTTTCTTCAGTGTCAGTCTGGTGCATGCGATACGCGTATTCGTTCCGTCCTCTGCAATATCTCCTACTGCGGCTGCTTTGAAAAACCTGCTTCCGCGTCCCAGAGAGTAGTAGCCGGTACAGTCAAGTACATACTCGCAGGCATGGAGACCGGTATCGCCGCACTTTGATTTTTCTGCCGTAGCCGGTACACCCAACTCATACTGGAATGTTCCCTGTCCCATCGTGCAGGTCATGTCATTGTTTGTTGCCTTGTATACGATCATTTTTTATCTCCCATGTAATAATCCAAGATGATCTTTTTCAGTTCATCTCTGCCACACATTCCGATCTGTCCAGCACTCTCCGGCAATCCTGCTTCCTTTGTGATCCTTCTATCTATGGTTACCCGGTTCTTTGATGCCATTTTCAGTCCTGCTGCCAGCACATTCAAAAGTTTTTTATCCGGATTAAATACGGCGTTGGCCAAAGCTGCACCGTCCTCTTCCATGTGCTGTGTCGGATATTCCATCAGCATCTGGACCACAAAATCTTTCCAGTCCTTCATCTGGCTCTCCAGCTTCAGGTCCTCTGCTTCCAGTTTCAGCTTACCGATTGCTGCCATTGTCTCATTGCACAGAGTATCCTCTGCATCGTCGCTGTCCATGTAGTCCTCGGCATCCTCTTTCTCCAGTCCGTTCTCTGTGGCCAGTCCGATCAGCGCTTCCAGGTCTCCCTCTGCCTTTTGGGCGGCTGCTGCCCTGTTCAACTCCTCTACGGTATTAAATATTCCAAATTTCTTCTCCATCTGGTCTCCTTTCCCCGGTTGCACCGGTGCAACTTCCGAATTTTTCTCGGTAGTTCAACCGTACAAGCATTGTGTACGGTTCACTTTTCTGTCAAATTGTTATATTTTTTATGTTTTGTTGACGTCAACAAAATCGTCTCTAACATGAGTACTCTACTCATACTGTCAGTTTTTTGGCACTTCTGTGAAAATGTCTTTTAATGCCCGTTTCAGCGGCAGATTAAAGCGCATCCACTCTGCATATTCGTGTTTTTCGCTTTCCGCCAGCAGAATGTGACCACCGTCCTCAACCTCCTGCAGGAGCATTTCCCACAAGATTGCATTTTTTACGGGGTTTCCTTTGGCACTCTTCCAATTGTTCCGTTGCCAGTGCTGCGGCCAGTGCTGCTGTATGGCTGCTGCCACATTGCTGCACTCGGTGTGGATCACCACAGTGCAGGCATAGTTGAGACGCTGCAGTGCATCCCGGATAGCATAAAGGACGGATGCGCTCTCCGTGGTATCGTCATACTCTGCGATCTGCGGAGCAGCTTCATAGTCGCTGCCGTTCTTGCGCTTGGTCCTCATGATATACATTACCCGTCCGGATCCCTTTGCAGATCCCCGGAGAGTCGTGCCTATAAAGATATCCACTACTTTCAATTCATTTTCCAAAATCAACACCTCCTTACCCTGTTCGGCGGTTTCTTCTGCTCCTGTGTTTTTAACCTGATCAGTGTGTAACTCCGGTACAAAAATCCCGTGACCGGATTGATGCCCTCATGGATCCTGGCTATGTAATATCCCTTGGGTGGTTTGACTTCCGGCTTCCAGCGGACGAGCTTGTCCGTCTTAGGCTCTGGAAGCGGCATATTGCGACTGGTATTGTAGGCAGACTCTGCAATCCTTGGTTTACCTGGTGTACCGTCCGCCCGTTGCTCTGCAGTGTGCTCGTCCTTGGTCAGATACCCTGCCAGCTGCTCCATGTCATCTCCGGTAAACTTGCTGTTGCGGATCTCTGCCACGTAGGTGCCGCCCTTTGTCCATGCCTTGGTCACGATAGCAGCCGCATTACCCTCCGGTGTCTGCTTGATCACAAGGTGGATATGCCAGGCTCCCTTGGTTCCCTTTTCTATGTTCCTGATCCAGTAGAGTGGGATACCCCTTGCCCGGTAGATCTTCCGGATCTTGATGATTGCCGCCCGGAAGTCCTTCAGTGCTCCTGCCATATCTGGTGGACGGTTCCCGACCTCATAGGTCCATGTAATAAACAGATCTCCCTGATCAAAGTACTGGATCAGTCTCCATCTACATCTTCTGACCTTGTTCCTCTGATTTATCAGCCGCACCTGTTCCTTGGTCGGCTTCTCCTTCTTCTGTCTGCTCTTCCCTGGGGATCCATAATTGCCATCATGGTACTCTCCCACGTCCAGGACATCCCCATGTCTTAACCTCATTTTCTTTCGCTTTACCATTGCCTCTGTATCCTAACTTTAATATCTTTATCAAGTGCGCAGGGGCTTTCAAAAAGCCCCATTTTGCTTGACTTTTCCGGCTTACAGAGGTATACTTATCTTGTCTATATAAGTAGCTCTGTGAGCTGGCCGGCATCGCCAAATGCCGGCTTTTTTATTGTGCGAAATATGCCGGGTTCTGATTGGCTGGCATGTAATAACCATCTTCCGCAGGTCTGGCTCCGAAGTAGCCTGCCTCGCCCGGGATCCGGTAGACCATGCACTCAAAACCCAGGTTGTTCTTGATCAGGCATTCCCTCATAACCTTTGCTATGGAGCGGTCATCAAAGGCACCCTGCTCCTTCTCGTCTCGTTCCTCGTTGTATCGCCCAAACAGCTTTTCTCTGACTTCCTGCGGTGCTTCCAGAAACACTGCAACGGTGCTTGCCTTGTCATACAGATACTTCGCCTGAAACCAGTCCTTCCGGATCACCGCTTTCGTAAATTCGTCCCCCATCTTCAACAGCTTGTCCATGTAGTACTGTTCTGTTTTCATCCGTTTTCCCTCCCTTCAATTCTTCCAGTTTCCGTTCCAGTTCCCGGATCCTTTTCTGCTTTTTCTGCAATTTTTCCAGCTGATCCTCGCAAAAAAGCAAAAAAATAAAAAGCATAGCCGCCAAACCCATGACTATGGCGATCTGCTCTCTTACTTCTGTTGTCCCAAAAACATCCCTCAAAACCCACGCTCCGAGGAGTGATATCGCAATATTTTTATACATCCGTAGCCCCTCCGTATATCTGATCTCTCAGTCTATGTATCTGGATTATCCTTTCATTACAAAGGTCCTCCATTACTTCCAGCGTGCTCAGCAATGACTGCTCCTGCTTGTCATTCGTTGTAATGATCTGTAAACCTTCAAAGTTATAATATTTCGCCTCCGGCACTGACTGCTTCACTTCATCATAGACATACCCGGCCAGTTGCGAATTGCTGGCTTCCCAGTATTTGTGACCGTCTTTGTTTTTCACAACTTCCTTGGCACAATACTTAATCATTTCCATGTTTATCCCTTTCCGATCACGCTCTCCGCGTGGTGCCCGGCGCTGATCTACCGGACACCGAAAGAGGTTCCATGTCGCCATAGCAGGAGCGACATGTCTACGGGGGACGTGGTACTGTCATAAGACACCACGCGCAAAGCGTGATCTATGTTTGTCCATGCCCTCTACGTGGTGCCCAGGTGTGGAAGCCTGGACACACACGCTAAAAGTGTAAAAGGGGAGTGTGGTGTTGGGAATACACCACGTACAGGGCACGGCACAAAATCTTTAGTCAAATTTCATTTGCATCAACTTTGCCATCATTTCCTCCGGCAGATCTCCGCCGGCCAGTTCTCCCACCGGAGCATCTAAGATCTCCGCCAGATCCCACAGGTCTCTTAACTGCATAGATCCGGGATCCTTTATGCGGTTTTGAATCGTCCTTGCCTGCACATTCTGCTTTGCCGCGATCTTATCGTCCGTGATCCGGCGCAGTGACATGTACCGTCTGATGCCTGCCTGCGCCCTGGCTTCATATTTCATTCTCACAGATTCTGTTTTCAAGAAATTGGATTTCGGCATCCTTTTCACTTCCTCTCCAGTTCGAATATTGCCCACCGCAGCGCCGCCTTGGTGTCCTCGTCAATGTCATCACGCTCCAGCAGAGCATATAATCTGTCGATTCTCTCCATTTCTGCTGTCTCCTTCCTGAATATTCTGTTGTATTACGTTTTGTTTTCTCCTATAATAATTTCAATAACTTGTCACACTTTAAGGAGATACGCTATGAAACTTAACCCCGACTGTATTCGCGGAATCCTTCTGACCGTAGAAGAAAAATGTAATTTTGATACTCCGTGGGAGTATGATCGAGATACTTTTGAGTCAGAATATCTTGCTGAGTTTTCCCATGAAGAAATTGTTTATCACATAAAACAGGCCAGTGTATCCGGTCTCATTGAAAATGTCCATTACTACGACGGAGGTGCTACAGTTTTAATTGGTGATCTCACACCTCTTGGACATGAATTTCTGGCTAATATCCGGGCTAAGTCCTTATGGAATAAAGTAAAATCAAAAGCCACTGATGCTTCACTCTCTATTCTTATGGAACTTGCAAAGCGTGCTGCTACTGATTACTTTCTTGGTTAGGATATTTGACCAACAATTTCAGAGTTAATTCCACCAGATTTCCTTTTTCTACTTTCTTCAGTTCATATTCTTTTACATGGTGGATCTGTTTATCATCCAACCAGATCTCGAATGATGATTTATCAGAAGCCACGATTTTAAGCTTATGTGGGTCCTTCACCCCTGCTGCCTCCTTCCCTATCCGTATAGTGAATTATATTCACGTATTAAGGCAAAAAAATATCATCTCTTTCTTTTCTGGTAAGACGAAGCACATTGGTTAATGCCACAATTTCTGAAGCATAAAAATTGCCGGATTTCATCCTGTTATACAATGTCTCTCTCAAAATGCCGGATTTATCAGCTATCGCAGACACAGTCATCCCAGAATCACTTATTTTCTTTTTAAGCAGTTCCACATTTGCCACTTTTTAATCATCTCCTTTTCGTGAACTAAATTCACTATATCACCAGTGTGAATTTGTGTCAACAGTTTTTAATAATTTTGTTGAATTATTTTACACAAAGTGCTATTATAGGCTTACAACAACTTAAGGAAGGAGTGCAGCCATGCTTGCTCTATATAAGAATATTAAAGCTCGACGTTTGGAGTTAAAGATGTCTCAGGATCGTCTCGCAGAACTAACTGGGTATAAGGATAGATCTTCCATCGCCAAAATCGAAAAGGGTGAAGTCGATCTGGCAGAGTCAAAAATCCGTGAGTTTGCAAAGGCATTAAAAATTACTCCGCAAGAACTTATGGGGTGGGATGATCCAGATACCGACATATCCATCGATGAAACGTTTGAAAGAATATGTGAATTCTACAATATTTTAAATCCGGAGGGAAAAGCAGAGGCGTTAAAACGAATATCAGAATTATCTCAGATTTTGCAATATTCCGCTAACCATAAAGCTGTTGCTATTCCAATGGCGATTCCATACGATACCCTCTTGGCTGCTGCTCGCAATGATCATGCCGATGATCCTGATGAGACAGAAAAGATGCAGACTGATATGAACCTTCTGAAAAGACCTAAAAAAAAGGATGATGCGAATTGACCTATGAGAACTTACTGCAGGAAGCTGCCGATGAAAATGTATATGTAATAGAAGATGCTCCGTTCCAATCCCTGGCAGACGGTCTGATTCGTAATGATGTGATCGGTATTAACCGGACCGTGCGGCAATCTACAAAGAGAGCCTGCGTGCTTGCCGAAGAACTTGGTCATTACCACACTACCGTCGGAGACATTATCGATCAGTCCTCCGATGCCAACCGCAAGCAGGAGCTACGGGCGCGTCTCTGGAGTTACAACAAACTGATCGGACTACACGGCATCATCTCCTGCCATAAGGCACACTATACTACCTCTTATGAGATGGCTGATTACCTGGGTGTCACAGAGGAGTTTCTGCATGAGGCCCTGCAATGCTATCGGAGCAAGTACGGTATCTGCGTGCAATACGATAACTACGTGATCTACTTCGACCCGGTTTCTGTGTTGGAGCTAATATAATTCATATATGAAAGGGGAAATTTATATGGGATTCACTAAAATCTTTAACAGTATCCGTTCTTCGACTATGTTACCCTCGGATATCGAAAACGTCTCGTTGAAACGCATTATTCCTAAAATTAATGAGTGGAATATTGATACTGTGCTTATTTCTGCAAATCGAAATTGTACTGCCTGTAAACAATATAATCAACAGGTGTTTTCTCTTTATGGGAAAAATAAAAATTATCCAAAGTTACCTGATATACTATATCAACGTTCTTGCCCTGTTTGTGGTAAAATTTTTGGTGCTACAATATACGGCTTATAATATTTGTGATCTTCATTTTAAAAAATTGCACCAGTGCAACTTTCAATAAAAAAATCAGCCCCAGTGCTTCCAACACCAGAGCTGATCCGATTACCGGGTAAACCGATAAATCACCTTGAACAAGTGCATTTTATCATTTTCCCGGTGAAATTTCAACCCACCGGGCATTTTTATGCCCATTTTTTAGGAGGATGATACTATGGCAACACCCTATAAGCTGCCGAGTGGAACATGGTGTATTAAGCCATACAGTCACTCAGAGCCGGTCTATAATGCTGACGGCACTCCTGTTCTGCTGCCGAATGGCGAACAGAAGACGACAAGAAAATATAAAACCATTACCGGACCCACCAAAAAAGCGGTAGAACTTGCAGCAGCGCAATTTATTCTACAGAAGGAAGAAGAACTGGCAAAGCAGCCGAAGCAAAAGAAAGTAGATTATACTCTTCTCCCTCTCACAGCGTTGATTGACAAATACATTGAGTCCCGGCTGGCCCTGAACAGATCTCTTACTACTATCCAGGATTATAGGTGTATCCAGCGGAATGGTTTTCAGGATCTGATGCAGATTTGTGTCAAAGATATGGACAAGGAACTCCTGCAGGAATCGGTCAATATGGAATCCAAGCGTCCTTGCAACCGAAAAAAAGGTGCGACGCTTTCCCCAAAGCGTCTTCAGAACGAATGGAGCCTTATTGCATCCGTAATCCGTAAGTATACAAGCTCTCTGGATGATGTCCTGCGCAACATCGAACTGCCCGAAGTCCCTGATCGTGTGCCGGATTTGATACCGGCGGAGGCGCTTCTGCCAGCGATCAAAGGCAACGAGTTGGAGCTAGCGGTCCTGCTGGCTGCCTGGCTCAGTTTCTCGATGTCGGAGATCCGAGGACTGACAAAATCAAAATCAATCTCCGGGGATCACATCCGCATTGCAGAGGTTGTGGTTGTTGTGGGCGGTAAAGATCACCGCAAAGAAATTGCAAAAAATAAATACCGTAACCGTACTCACAGGATTCCGCCCTATATCAAATCTCTGATTGATAAGGTTCCAGGAGACAGACTTGTTACCCTGACCGAAGCCCAGATCTATCACAAGTGGATCAAGTTCCAAGACGAGCACCGATTTAAGCATATGACCTTTCATGATCTGCGTCACCTGAACGCATCCGTTATGGCAGCTCTGCGTATCCCGGACAAGTATGCTCAGGAGCGCGGAGGCTGGAAGTCTGACAAGATCATGAAAAAAGTATACACCCAGACCTTCTCCGAAATCCGTACTGCGGTTGATAATAAAATTGATGGATATTTTGATAATATTGCAAATCCTATCTCGGAAAATATGCCGTGGGAAAAATACAGAGCCTGGCTTATCCTTTTTGGCAAAGAAGATGGCAAGAAAAGTCAGAAAGAGTTTATGAAATTTATTGAAGAACACCGAATTGCTACATAA